TACTCCAGAGATTCAAGAATTGCTTTATGGCCATGAGATTGGCCATGCAATTGATACGCCAGTCGAATACATTGAATGCCATAAGGCTGGTGGTGCAGAATTCGGTACATTCTTAAACGTTGTTGAAGATGCCCGAATTGAACGGATGATTAAAGATCGTTATCCAGGTCTTCGCAAATCCTTTGCTCTAGGTTATCGTCAATTTGTCGAGCGTGATTTTTTCGAGATTAAAGGCAAAGACGTAAATAAACTATTGCTGGTTGATCGAATCAATTTGCATTTCAAGATTGGCGCTTTCGCTAACGTCCAATTCAATAATGCAGAAGAGAATGCATTTGTTCAAGAAATTGAGAATGCACAGACTTTTGATGAAGTGAAAGACATTGCCACTCGCCTTTACGATTATTGCAAAGGTGAATTAGAGCAGCGTAAACAAGAAGCTGAACAAAACGCTGAGGCTCAGCGCCAACGCGGCGACATTGATGAAGAGGAAGATCTTGGTGGGTTTGATGAAGATGATTTTGATAATTACTCAGATGAACCTGGTGATGTAGAGGATCAGAATCCAGAAGATTTTGATCCAGAAACTGACGGTGAAAATTCAAGTAGTGGATTCTCTAATGAGTCATATGATGATTCTGATGATGATGAATTGTCGGATTATCGCGGTACAGTAAAGTCTCTTACAGATGAAAGCCTAGCCAAGTCTTTAAGTCAATTGATCGAAGATCGCAAAATTGCTATTGGTGTTCTTCCAAGTCAAACTAAGTTCCAAGCAAAGAATTACATTGTGCATTGGAAAGAATTGCAGAATAAATTCTTTAATGAAGACTACTATACCGACAAAGACGGTTATGACAATACTCTTCTGAATAGTTTCGAACAACGCAATAAAAACGCAATCAATTATCTTGTAAAAGAATTTGAAATGCGTAAAAAAGCAACAGAGAATCGTCGCATTACAGTTGCAGATAGCGGCAAGTTAGATACTAACAAACTGCATACCTACAAATTCAATGATGATATCTTCCGCAAGATTGGTTCTGTTGCAGCTGGTAAGAATCATGGAATTGTAATGTTCATTGACTGGTCCGGTTCAATGACAGATAACATTGAAGGAACAATTGAGCAATTGCTTACCCTTACGACATTTTGCCGTAAAGTGAATATTCCTTTTGATGTTTATGCATTTACCACTCAGTATACTCATGGATCGCAAGATGATCGGCATGTAGATTCTTATGGCGAATTGGGTTTTTACGATAACTTTAGTCTTCTGAATATTCTTTCAAGCAGTATGAAGAATGCTTCATATCGTAAATTCGCGAATGACCTATTGAATTATGTTCGGTGTTACAATCCAACGAATAGTCGAACCTATTCGTATAGTCGGCGATATCACTATGTTCATATTAGTCATGATATGCGGTTGGGTGGTACGCCTTTAAACTCTACAATTAAAGTTGCTCCGTCAATCATTAATGATTTTCGCAAGCGCACCCGTACTGAAATTGTAAACGTTTCGTTTATTACTGATGGCGAAGATTCGAATACACTTTATACTGTAACAAATCCGGGCGAGTCTCCAGAAAGAATTGGAGTACCAACTCGATATGAATCGTCATACATTCAAGATGAGGACACTAAAAAGAATTACAAAGTTGCAGTTGGTGGTGTTACTCCTACATTGCTTCAGATTCTTAAAGAAAAGACTGGATGTAATTTAATTGGATTTTACATTCTCAGTAAGAGTAAGAATGTTTTTAGTAGTGCAGCCCAACGTTTTGGAATCCCATCTTTCAAAATTGATACCGAATTGAAAGTGTTCCGCACACAAAAGTTTTATCAAGTTTCGAATTACGGATATGATCAATACTTTTTAATTCCTGGTGGAAGTGATTTGAATACGGATGATGATTCATTGGAAGATATTCTAGGCGAAGGTGCGGTTTCCACTCGCAAACTCAAGACAGCCTTCCTGGCTATGAACCGCGGACGCTTGACCAACCGAGTGTTGCTTTCCAAGGTAATCGAGGAAATTGCTTGACAGCCTATCCAAACCAGAGTAGACTGATTGTGTTGATTGATTTTTCTGATTTTTTTGAGGTTTCTATATCATGACCATTTCGAAAAACGACAAGGTTGCTTTTCTTACTGAAGCTGCTCGCCGTTTCGGTGCTGTTGTAACCCGACAGCAGTTAGTCACCATGGCCGAAGAAGGCTGGGCGCGTAATAACTGGATTAAATCTGACGAGTATCGGGTCGATCGCGGTACCTACCGTCTCCCGCTTGAAGAGTATGGTGTAAACCTTGCTGGTATCTCTAACGTTGTTCCTATGCCAGCTCCTAAAGTTGTTTCAGCTCCAGAACCTGTGGTGATGCCAGTGGCTCAAAAAGCACCAGTTAAAATTTCTACCGTAGCCCGAATTCAAGACGGTGCAATTGTGCCTAAAGTGAATCCGCTGTTTGTTCCGTTCGGGTTCTTCGATCATATGAAGAAAATTGTTTCTTCGAAGCGGTTCTACCCAGTCTTCGTTTCTGGTTTGTCTGGTAACGGTAAGACATTGATGGTCGAACAGGCTTGTGCTGCTACTCGGATCGAATGCTTGCGAGTGAACATTTCTCCAGAGACTGATGAAGATGATCTGATCGGTGGCTTCCGTTTGATTGACGGCGAGACTCGCTGGTTTGATGGTCCTGTTCTGCAGGCTATGAAGTCTGGTGCGATTCTCATCCTTGATGAAATTGATCGTGGTTCCAACAAACTGATGTGTCTGCAAGCAGTCCTTGAAGGTAAAGGTATCTTCGTTAAAAAGACTGGTGAATTTGTCGAACCAGTTGCTGGTTTCAATGTGATCGCCACTGCCAACACAAAAGGTAAAGGTGATGAAACTGGTCGCTACATGGCAGCGACGATTCTTGATGATGCATTCCTAGAGCGGTTCCCAATCACCGTCGAGCAAGAGTATGCAGACACTAAGGTCGAGACTCGCATTCTGATGAAAGTGTTTGATAGTCTTGGTATTGTAGACAAAGAGTTTGCAGACAACCTAGTCAAGTGGGCTGATATCATTCGCAAGACCTTCGAAGAAGGTGCAATTGATGAATTGATTTCCACTCGCCGTCTGGTGCATATCGCAGAAGCGTACACTATTTTCGGTGATAAACTCGAGGCGATCAAGTATTGCGTGAACCGCTTTGATGCAGAGTCCAAGACTGCATTCCTCGACCTGTATAGCAAAATTGATGCTAAGGTCGAAGTTGCTCCTGCTCCGCAGATTCCTGAGGGTACCGACTCATTCCCACAGAGTTAATTTTCTCCTGGCATTAGTGCCATTGAGGCTACGAAAAGTAGCCTCTTTTTTTATACATAGAATAGATGATACACTTTTTACAATAGCATGGAGATATTATGCAATTTGAACTTGACCTACAAAAACTAAGAACCAAAAAACTATTCATTGCTACACCTATGTACGGCGGGCAATGTCATGGTTCATACACTAAAGCAATTTCTGATCTTATGATTCTATGCACCAAGTATGGAATTGAAGCTAAATTGTTTTTTATCTTTAATGAATCACTTGTGCAGCGAGCAAGGAATTATCTTACAGATGAATTCGTTCGAAGCGGATTTGATTATATGATGTTCATCGACTCTGATATTCATTTCGAAGCCCAAGACGTTTTAGTCATGATGCATTTTGCATTGACTGGCGAAAACATGGATGTGCTTTGCGGACCTTATCCTAAGAAAGCAATTTCTTGGGAAAAAATCAAAATGGCAGTTGATAAGGGTTATGCTGATGAGAATCCAAATCAATTGGAAGAATTCGTTGGTGACTACGTTTTCAATCCAGCAGATGGATCGAATCAGTTTAGAATCGATCAGCCAGTCGAAGTGAAAGAAGGTGGCACAGGCTTTATGCTAATCACCCGGGAAGCATTAGAAAAATATGATGCAGCGTTTCCAGAGCAGAGTTATAAGCCTGATCATGTTCGTACAGTTAACTTTGATGGCTCTCGCGAAATCATGGCTTACTTTGATTGTGTTATTGATCCAGAGTCTAAGCGTTATTTGTCAGAAGATTATATGTTCTGTCAATGGGTTCGTAAAGCTGGCGCTAAAGTTTGGCTATTGCCTTGGATCAAACTCAAACATGCTGGCACTTATATCTTCGGTGGTTCATTGCAAGCAATTGCAGCAATTGGTGCTTCGCCAACCGCTGGTGCAGATGTCGTAAAAAATGAAATCGGATCGAAAGGAAAACGCAAGCCACTATGATTCAATATCGATATAATGAAGATAAGACTTTGGAGGATCTGAAGTCTTATATTGATGCAACATACGGTCAGCACTATTCGCAAAATAAATTCCAGGCTACAGAATTCATCATTGATGCTGGTCACGGTGAAGGATTCTGTATTGGAAATATTTTCAAGTATGCACAGCGATATGGAAAGAAAGATGGACGGAACAAGAAAGACTTGATGAAAATCATTCACTATGCTATTATGATGCTCCATGTCCATGAACAGGAAGAAAAGAAAAAGTCTACTTTTTCCACTCTAACTAATCCGATGCAATATCAGGATAGTAATGGCTCTATGACGATTAAATTTAAAGAGGAAACTATAAAATGAAACTAAGTGAAAATACGATTAATATTTTGCGGAATTTTGCAAACATTAATCCTGGCATGCAATTCAAAGCTGGAAACATTGTTCGAACAGTATCGAAACAACAAAACGTTTTGGGTAGAGCAACCGTCTCGGAGACATTCGATTCCGATTTCGTAATCTATGATATGAATCGATTCTTATCGGTAGTTTCTGCTATGGATAATCCTGAAATCTTTTTTAATTCGGAAGATAAAAAAGTATTAATCGTTTCTGGTACTTCGAAATGCGTCTATGGTCTTTCTGATGAATCGTTGATTGTTGCTCCTCCATCAAGGGATTTGAAAGTAGAGAATGCTGAAATCAAATTTCAATTGTCTGCCGACAACTATTCAAAGGTTCTAAAGCTGGCGGGTATGCTCGCACTTCCTAACATTGCTGTTGTTGGTGATGGATCTGAAATTGTAGTTTGTACAACTGATGCGAAGAATGGAGACTCTGATCTATTCTCAATTAAAGTAGGAGAAACAAAAGCAAAGTTTAAAATCATCTTTAATACAGAGAATCTTAAAATGAATTCCGGAACATATGATGTTGAGATTTCATCAAAGGGTATCTCCCATTTCAAAAATGCAACAAGTCCAATTGAATATTGGCTTGCGACTGAAGCTGGTTCTAAATACGAGGGTTAATATATTATGAGCAATAAGAATCAAAATTGGACACTTCCAACTTCACCTGCTGATTTGAAAAAAATCAATGATGCATTGAATGAGATTTCATCTTCATTAACTCGCATGGAAGCCGAGCGTGATTTGATTAAAGACATTCTACAAACCGTGGAAGACAATTACGAGATTCCTAAAAAGTATACTCGAAAAGTTGCAAAGTTTTTTCATAAACAAAACTTTACACAATTTCAAAAAGAACAGGATGATGTTGAATCTCTATATGAGACCGTGACTGGTAAGTGATGCCTCTTTTGCATGATAGTCACGGATGTGCTATCATGCTTTTTTATACTATGAATAAGGCGAACTATGTTAGAAGATTTCCTCTGGGTCGAGAAGTATCGACCAAAGACTGTGGAAGATACAATTCTTCCTCAAGATCTTAAAACTGCATTCCAGAAATTTGTTGACGATAAAAGCGTTCCCAATCTAATTCTTGCTGGCGGTCCTGGTGTAGGTAAGACTACAGTAGCAAAAGCAATGCTTGAAGAGATTGGGTGTACATACATTGTAATTAATGGATCGATGAATGGAAATATTGACACACTTAGAAACGAAATTAAAAACTTTGCTTCTTCAGTTTCATTTACTGGCGGAAGAAAGTATGTCATTCTTGATGAGGCAGATTATCTTAATCCACAATCTACTCAGCCAGCATTGCGAAATTTTATGGAAGAATTTTCTGCTAATTGTGGGTTTATTCTTACTTGTAATTTTCTCAACAGAATTATTACACCACTACACAGTCGGTGCTCAGTTGTCCAATTCAAAATAGTAAATGGCAATCGTGCTAAACTTGCAACAAAGTTTCTAAAGCGAGTTCTTGGAATTCTACAACAAGAAAAAGTAGAATACGAAGAACGAGTTGTTGCAGAGTTAATTACAAAACATTTTCCAGATTGGCGTAGAGTTCTAAATGAACTACAGCGTTATGCTGCAACTGGTAAAATTGATACTGGCATTCTTTCAAACATGTCAGCAGACAACTTTAAGAAACTTGTAGAAACTCTTAAAGAAAAAGACTTCACTGCCATGCGTAAATGGGTT